ACCACAAGCCAATTATTAGAGGTAATGATACAGGTATCTGGAGAAGAATTATAAGCATACCTTTTAACTATAAAGTGCCAAGAGAAAAAAGAAACAAATCTTTGATATTTGAGTTGCAAGAAGAAATGGGTGCAATTTTAAAGTGGGCAATAGATGGTTGTTTGAAATGGCAAAAAGAAGGACTAAAACTTCCAGATGCTATAACAAAATCTAATCAAGATTATCAAGAAGAAATGGACATCATTACAATATTCTTGAAAGACCACACAAAACCAGACCCACAATCAAAAGTATTGGCAACAAAAATATATCAAGAGTATGTAGCGTGGGCGAAGTCATCAAATGAGTGGGTGGCAAGTTCAACAATATTTGGCAGAGAATTAGGCAAACGATTTAAGAAAAAAAGAACGAGCAAAGGAGTATGGTATCTTGGCTTAAAACTTAAAAGCGAGAACCCAGAATATGTATATGAAAAGTAATGTAAAGAAAATAGGAAATCAAACAGAAAAAGATTTTGCTAACTTAATGTTCAACAAAGGTTGGTGGGTGCATCTTTTAAATGACAAAGTAAATGGTCAACCCTTTGATGTCATTATGGCAAAGAATAGTGCTGTTTGGTTTTTAGATGTAAAAAATGTAAGTGGTAAAAATTACTTCTTACATAATAGAATAGAACCAAATCAAAAATCATCAATGAAAATGTTGATGAAACGAGGCATCTCAAATGTGGGTTTTGTTATTTGCTTTGATGGTGAATGGTATTTACTTAAATATAGCAAAATTGATTTTGATAAACCAAGAACATTGAAACGAGATTGCATTAGGGTATTGATATGATATTCTATTTAATCGCATTATTTATAGGAATTTTATTTGGTTGGCTAATGCTTTTTATTAAAAAATAATTAAAGTAAAAAAAAATAATCTTTTTTATTGACATTCTCTTTAAGTTATGATAATATGTAAATGTAAGGCAAGGAAGCCTTAACATAAAGGAGAAAAGAAATGAGAACATTATATTGGAATGTAAGAAGAAAAGTAGTAACAACCTTGTTAGCTTATGATGAGTGTGATGTATGGTATTACAAAGATAGAGATAGATATGAAGTAACACCAAATGCTATGTTAACTGCAGAACCACAAAATAGAGTATTGGTAGCAACATATTATCAAAAAGATTTCTTCAAAAATGATGAAGAAAGAATAGCATTATATCAAGCATATGAAAAAGCATACAAACCATTATATAGTTTACAACTTGAAGAAGATAAATGGGGGACTAATTTATAAAATGCGAAACACCCTACGGGGTGTCTTGGTGAGATGGGCTACACCAACTGATGAGTTAGCCTAAGGAGAAATGAAAAATGAAAAAGAAATATTATGTTGTTAGATGGGAAATAGCCGTTTACAATATGCTTAACAATTATGCAAGAGGTTATGAAGTATATACAAACAAAAAAGAAGCAGAAAAAAAAGTAGAAAATTTAAAAAAAATACATTTCTACGATAGCTTAAAGGTAGAACTATTTCATTTAAAAGGTTGGGAATTAAGCAATATGATAAGTAAAAACCCAGAAAAAACTGAAAAAACAAATTATGGTTATGTTCAAAACAAAGGCTTTGAATTTCACTAATAAATGCGAAACCCACAAAGCGTGGGTCTTGGGGAAATGGACTACCCCAACTGATGAGCAAGTCCAGAAAGGGTATTGTAATATGAAATATACAAAAGATTATTTATTAGAGTTGGAGTTCAATGATTTAGTTTACATCTGGAATGATTTTTGTAGAGAGAATGATTGGAATGACAATGAAGTTTTTGAAAATGACCAATATGGTTTAGAATTAGTTTTTGCTGGTAAAGATAATTTACAAGATTTAGCAAGAGCAATACATTATGGTAGTTATAACTATCAAGACACACATTTTTGTTTTGATGGAATGGGTCATATCAACTCATTCAGTTGGACTAATGAACTTTTAGATTTTATTGATGAAGATGAATTATTAAATTGGTTAAATGAAAGAGAGGAAGAATAATGTTTGTATTAGTTAGGAATGTCAAAACACAAGAACTTTATTTTGTGAGAGAGATTGGTCAAAATGAAGTGTTAATATCTTGGCAAGAATGTCAGAGATTAGAAACTTTTGTAAAGTGGTGTGCCTATAATAATTTAGAACCAAAAGAAGCAACATCACTTGAAAAGTTTAGTTCAATGTTACAAGAAGAAAGACAAGGAGTATCAGAATGAAATTAAAACAATATGAGCTATATGGTTTTATGAGAGAAGTAGCAAAAAAAATGAATATAAAATTAGATTTGACCATTAAGTTTGCAATGTTTTTTGAAGAACTAATTAAATATCTTATACAGTTGGGACATCTGCCAAGAACCATTACAACAGATGAAACACTACTTGATATTTATGATACGATTTATATGAAGGCATCAAGTTTTTGGGAAAATCAGTTAGGAAGGTTATATTAAAATGGAAAAATGCTGGTATGCAGTAGATGATGAGTTATTTCAAGATTATGATGATGCTTATGATTATTTAGTATCTATGAATGAGGGTGGCAGTAGCGATTACTATGATGAACTTTGTGAGCAAGAAATTTATGAAGTTTGTGGTATCGTAGAGTTAGCTGAATTTTGTGAGGGTGAAGAAGGTTGTATTGCATATTATGACAAGAACTTCATCACATCTAAAAATGAATAGCGTTATTAGTAACAAGATTATTGTAGAAAATTATAATATGGCACTACTTAATTATTGTGAAAACAATTTAGTGCTTGATAACCCTGATTATTATGTAGCAAAAAAAATGGGTAGATGGACAGGTAATATTGATAAAAAACTTTACCTATATGAACGATTAGGAAATAAAATTTATTTACCATTTGGTGAACTAAATAATGTATGGGACATTATCAAAGATACACCATATGAGCTTGATTTTGCACCGTTTAAGGAATTAGAAATGCAAGGTAATGTTAGTTTATATGACTACCAAAAAAAAGCTCTTAAAACGCTAAAAAATGCAAAGGGTGGTGTCTTGGAAGCACCGTGTGGTTCTGGTAAAACACAAATAGGTATTGCACTAATAAAAGCATTAGGTCAAAAAGCTTTATGGCTCACCCATACAAAAGACCTATTGATACAAAGTAAGAAACGAGCAGAGCATTATTTTGATGGTGATTTTGGAACAATTACCAATGGCAAAGTAGATATTGGTGAGGACATAACATTTGCTACTGTTCAGACAATGACTAAATTAGATTTATCAGAATATGCAAAAGAATGGAATGTGATTATTGTAGATGAGTGTCATAGAGTAGCAGGAACACCAACAAAAGTGATGCAATTTTACAGGGTCTTATCTAATCTAAAAGCCAGACACAAATTTGGTTTGTCAGCAACACTTGACAGGGTAGATGGTTTACTCAAAAGCACTTTCTCACTACTTGGGACTATGGCATATAGTATTGCCCCAGAAGAAGTTGGTGATAAAATTATGAAAGCCAGACATCAAATGATAGCAACTGATTTAGGTGATAGTGAGAAATATTTAGAAACAGATGGGACATTTAACTACATCAAATTGATAGATTATATAACAAATAATCAAGATAGAAATGTAGAGATTGTGAATAGAATTTATAGAGAACCAGACCATCACCATTTGGTGCTAACTCATAGGGTAGAACATATCAGAACGCTACACCATTTACTACATAGCATTGGTGTTGATGCCCTGATGATAAATGGTAAAATACCAAAAGATGTGAGAGAGCATATGTTACAACAGATGAGAGAAGGAAAAAAGAAAGTATTGATTGCTACTTATACACTTGCTAAAGAAGGTTTAGATATACCAATACTTGATAGGCTACATTTAGCAACACCCAATAAAAACAGAGCTGTCATCAAACAAAGTGCAGGGCGTATTGAGAGGAGTGTAGATGGAAAAGACACCCCTGTTATCTATGATTATGTAGATGTGAATATCAATTACTGTTTGGGAATGTATAAAAAGAGAAAAAGTATCTTAAAATAGTGCCACTTTTTCCACCAAACCACTATAATATAGGTGAGGGTGAAAAAAAGATACCTTATTTTAGGTATAATAGTAGTAGAAAGTTAAAAAAAATCGTTATTAAGGTTGTAAAAGGGGGCAACTTTAAGTATAACAATAATGAAGGGGAGTAAAAAAAATTATGAAAAGAGGTGAATTGTAAAATGTGGCACGATTGGGTAATAGAAAAACGAGCAGGTGATATTTACACTTATTCAATGTTAGGTGGTAGTGGTGATGAATATACGCTATATATCAATGAAGAATTTTGTGGGTATCTTTACAACAAAAGTTATGTTCAAACTGTTTGTGAATTGATAGAAAATTCAGATGATAATAAAATCATCAGATTAGTAACAAAAAATAAACCAATTACGGAGTGGCAAAAATGAAACGATTAGTTTTAAATCATTATGTATGTGAGATACGAAATGGAGACATATACAACTATGCTTTCATTGGTTTAGATGAGGGTGGTGAAATTCTCATTGACATCAATGATGAATATGTGGGTTATGTATTTGATAATGACTATGCAAAACAAATATTAAATAGAATAGAGAAAGGTGAGGACAACGAAATTATAAGAATGGTTGTCAAAAGGGAAGCGAGTTATGAAAAGAAAAGACTTGAAGTTGCTTAATGATGATGAGATGATGAAACAATTTGCTATTATATCTTCTGCCTGTGTTCCAGAAAAATTAGTAGATTTACAATACAAAAAGAATGACAAGGCAAATATAGATAGAATTGCAAAATACAAAGAAATGGTCAACGATTATTTGACCTGTGTCAGAGAGTTAAAAAGCAGGGGGTTTGCTTTACAAGAAATAATGGACATTAAATTGTGAAGGTCGTAGCGTGTTTGTTGAAGGTGGGAAACCAATACATCTCACCAAAACTTACGCTAACAAATGCACCAGAAGAAGCACTTGTGGTCTTTGGTAAGCGTAAAGCAAAGCGTAGCAGAGATATGATTATCAAATTGAGCAAAGGTTTGGTAAAACCAGAGGTGGTTATAAAATAGTGTATAGTGTGTAGGGTTTGAGGCATTTTTCACTAAACTATTATATATTTTTTTCTCATATGGGACTTTATGGAAAAACCATCTCAACTATACATACCCTACATTTTTTATAAAAAAACCTTGCTTTTTTGAATAATTTGATTTATTATTGTGTTATAAGGTAGTGTTTTTGGTTACAATATTTAATAAAATAGGCTTATTTCCTTTATTTGTGTAAAGGTCAAGAGAGCAAATACCATCTTTCTAATTGTAACCGAAAGCATTACAAAAAAATTAAAGTTTAACGAGGCATCTATTATAAAAAGAAAACAAGTGGAGTTGATGTGATGAAAGCAGGGCGACCAAAGACAGAAATAGATAAAGACCAATTTGTTAAGTTATGTGAACTACAAAGCACTCTGCGTGAAGTGGCAGGGTTTTTCCATTGTTCAGAAGATGCAGTAAGAAGCTGGTGTAAAAGAGAGATGGGAATGACATATGAAGAAGCGTTTGAGGAATTTAGAGTAGGTGGTTTGTTATCGTTAAGAAGAAATCAATTTCAACTATCTCAAAAAAATACAGCTATGGCAATCTGGTTAGGTAAACAGCATCTGGGTCAAAAAGATATTATTACATACAACAATTTAGATGATAGTGAAGATGACCCATTGACAGCATCTATAAAGGCAAGTTTTGATAAAAAGGAACAAGATGAATGAGATTGGTTTTAGCCCAAAACAATTAGAACTATTTAAGTTTGGGTTTAGTAATTATGATGGTGTCATAGCAGATGGAACAATCAGGTCAGGAAAAACATCATCAATGAGTATCGCATTTATACTTTGGGCAATGAGTGAGTTTAGGAACAAGAACTTTATCATAGCCTCAAAAAGTGTAACAAGTGCAGAGAGAAATATCATTAAGCCTTTGATGAATATAAAGTATCTGCACAAACAATTTGATATAGCCTACTTCACATCAACACATACGCTAAAAGTTACAAGAGGCAGAAACACCCAATACTTCTATGTGTTTGGTGGTAAAGATGAGGCATCATATCAAACGGTTCAAGGTATTACAAGTGCAGGGGCATTTTTAGATGAAGTAGTCCTGATGCCAGAAAGTTTTGTCAATCAGGTATTAGCAAGATGTAGTGTCCCAAGAAGTAAGTATTGGTTTAGCTGTAACCCAGAAAGTCCTAACCATTGGTTTAAGAAAGAGTGGGTCAATAAAGCTAACCAAAAGAATGTGAAGTATATACACTTTACAATGAAGGACAACCCCAGCCTAACAGATGAGATTGTTCAACGATATGAGAATATGTATGATGGTGTATTTTACCAGAGATATATATTGGGGCAATGGGTCAGAGCAGAGGGTATTATTTACACCAAGTTTGCAGACAATATGGAACGATACCTTATAGACCAAGTGCCAGATAATCTCATACTCATCAATGTAGGTGTTGACTTTGGTGGCAATAAGAGTGGGACAACATTTGTAGCAACAGGCTTTACCCCACACCTCAAAAACATAGTCGTATTAGAAGCAGAAAGAATAGAGGAAGAATTAAGCCCAGAAACATTAGATAAAAAATTTAGCACCTTTGCCAAGATAGTATATGAAAAGTATGATAAACTATTTACAACAAGATGTGATAATGCAGAACCTGTATTGATACGAGGACTTAAGAACATAGCAATCAAGGACAGGTTAAAAACCAACATCAAGAAGGCACTAAAGAAACCCATCAAAGATAGAATAGAATTAGTGCAACGATTATTAGGAACAGACAGAATTAAGATGTTAAGACATACAACTGTGCCTCTACAAAAAGGTTTAAGTCAGGCAGTATGGAGTGAGAAAAAAGAAGGCATTAGGTTAGATGATGGGACAAGTGATATAGATATATTAGATGCGTTTGAATATAGCATTGAAGAATATTTAGAGAACTTGGTAGAAATGGAGTAGCATATGTGGAAGAAGATATGGAAAAGTTTGTTAAGACCGATTGACAATGAGCCGATAAATTGGTGGGTCAATGGTATAGCTATCTTCATATTAGTCTTGATGATTATAGAGGTGATAAGTAATGGCTAAAAAGAAAGACCCAAGATTAGAGCGAGCAGGAGTTAGTGGCTTTAATAAGCCAAAGAGAACACCTAACCACCCAACCAAATCTCACATAGTTGTAGCAAAAGAAGGTAACAAAATAAAAACGATTAGGTTTGGTCAGAAGGGTGCAGATACGGTAACCAAAGCAACGAAGAAATTGACACCAAAGCTAAAAGCCAAGAGGGCATCATTCAAAGCAAGACACGCTAAAAATATTGCTAAAGGTAAAATGTCAGGGGCTTATTGGGCGGACAAAATTAAATGGTGAAGCGATTAAGAGGGGTAAGTAAATGAGTATAGATGTAAATGGAATAATTAGAAATTTAGTAGGTATAGAAAAAGCACTACCTTATAAATCATATTATGCTAAAGATTGGTTATCTTGGTATAGGGGTAGAGTGTTAGGTTTTCATAACTACAAAATATATAATGGGACTAACTATCTTGAGATGGAAAGAAAGACCCTAAACCTTCCAAAGTTTATAGCTGAAAGTTGGGCTAATCTTTTGATGAATGAAAGATGCGATATTATACTACCTGATGAAGAAAAAGAAAAGTTAGACCAAATACTATACAATACAAACTTTTGGCAAAAAGCCAATGATGGTATTGAGAAATCTTTTGCATTAGGTTTAGGTGCATTGATTGTTAATGTGGAAGGACTTGGTGTTAGTGAAACAGGTAGAATAAATAAAGACAAATCTAAATTAACAATAGACTTTGTAAATGAAACAAAGATATACCCCATCACAATAGAGCATAAGAATATTACAGAGTGTGCATTTGTATCTCAAGGAACTGATGAAACCAATGTGGTTGTGCATCTTAAAAATGAGAATGGCACATATGATATATGCAACTATTGTTTAGACCACGATTATAAAATAAAAACAAAATATATATTTAATACAAAAAGTGAGATGCCTTGGTTCTTTATATTAAGACCAAACCTATCATCAAACTTTATGACAGAATTATTAGATGATGAAATTGGTATTAGTATTTATGCGAATTGCCTTGACAACTTTAAAGCGATTGACAACAAGTATGATGGTTTTGATTTAGAATATGTATTAGGTCGTAAGCGTATGTTTGTATCAACAGAGGCTTGGACACTTAACAAAAATGATGGAACAATGCAACGAACTTTTGACCCATATGATACACTCTTTTATCACTTGCCAGATAATGATGATGGTAAACCACTTATTACAAATAAGAGTGATGAGTTAAGATACGAAGCATATGTTAGAGGTATCAATACAGAGATGAGTTATATTGCAATGAAGTGTGGACTTGGTGAAAACTTTTTGAAGTTTGATGGTAGTGTAGTCGCTACAGCAACACAGGTCATTAGTGAAAACTCAACCCTATATAGAAATATTAAAAAGCACCAAATACTTATAGAAGATGTATTGTTGAGATTAGCAAAAGTTGTTATGAAAGCATCTAACGATTTTACCAACATTCAGTTCAAACCTTTAGAAGATAGTGAAATTAGAATTATGTTTGATGACAGTATCTTTGAAGATAAGGGTAGCGAAATGGACAGAGATAGATTAGATGTTCAAGCAGGAATAATGAGTGTTCCAGAGTATAGAGAAAAATGGTATGGTGAAGATGAAGAAACAGCAGTAGAAAAATACAACAACCATTTCTTATACAAAGTTATAGACAACTACTTAACAGCCTTATCAAGCGGTGCAATTACACCAGAACAATATGTTGAAAAAGTTTTCCCTAATGCAACTAACAAATTAGAGATTATAGAATATATTGAGAAGATGGTTGGTAAGGAAGAAGCAGATATGCAAGACTTCTTATATGATGGTGATGAAAGTGGACAACAAGAACAACCACAAGAAGTTGCAGGTGATAAAGCACAGCAAGAAAGTTCTTACAATGGTGCGCAGATACAAAGTGCGATTAACATTGTTAAAGAATATGCAACAGGGGCATTGGCAGAAGATAGTGCAATATCAATGCTTATGGAGTTCTTAAGAATAGATGAACAAACAGCAAGAAATATGGTTAAGATAGATACATCAAATTTACCAAGTGAGGAGTAGAATATGCACTATGGAAAAAAGAAACCCAAGAAGATGGGTTATGGCAACAAGAGTAAAGGCAAGAAAAAATAAAGTGTAGGTGATTAGTTTTGGCAAGAGATATACATAATGTAACTGATGATGTGTCTTTAGTAATGAGAGAAGTTATAGATGCAACTGAAAATGCAATGGTATTAGAAACAGCACTTCATCTCAACAAGGGTGCAAAGTCAGCCAATGCCAAAGACTACATCAAAACACAAGTAGCTTCAAAAAGACAATTAAATAATAAATTACAACAAGTGGCAAACAAATCTCAAAAGATGCTTAACAATGTGATTGACAACATTGGTTCATATACAGGCACAGATACCAAACAACTAAAAAAAGATACAGCAAGTGGTATGAAGATGTTAGTAAGAAGTGCAAAGTCAATGCAAAACAAAACACTTAAAAAAGTATCACGATTAGAAAGATATGCAACATCAGCACAGTTTATTCCTAATTTAGATAAGAGTATTATTAGCCAAACTAAAACAGGCATTGATAAGGGCTTACCTGTAACATATAAAAATGGTCGCAAGGTTACTTATAAAGCCTATATGGAAATGGCAGTCAGAACAGGCATACAACAAGAGATAGGCAATAGACAATTAGAAGCTGGTAAAAATGCAAACATAGTTTTCTATGTGGTAAATGAATTTGGTGATTGTGCAGATGACCACGCTGACTATCAAGGTAAAATGTATTATGATGAGGGTTTTCAAGACTTCCCATTGAGAGATGAAATTAAAGGTTTGATACAAGACCATATACAAAGAAATGGGTTGTTGTCAATACAGGCAGTTAGAGATAATGAACCTTACTTAACAACAAGACCTAATTGCAGACATAAGATGAAACCTGTTGCTATAGATAGAGTGCTTAAAGAAAGTGTTGAAGATATTAAAGATGATTTAGGGTATAAAACAAAATCATATAGACCTGAAAATTATGAAGCAACAAAAGAGCAACGCTACAATGAAAGAAACATTAGAAAGTATAAGCAGAGAAATTTAACTTATATGGCACTTTACAAAAAGACAAATAATAAACAATATTTGTTATTAGCACAAAAAGAAAAAAGACAAGCAATGTTGTGGCAAAAAAGACAAAGACAACATATGAAAGCAAACCCAGATTTGTTTAGAGATTATGAAAGAGAAAACCCAAGAGTGTTGTTACAAGACTTGGGTCTAACTAATAAGAAGATACAAGTTGACCCTAACAAACCACCAACACCAATTACTAACAAGCCACCACAGAACCCACCTGTTCCAATGAGTGCAACGGTGCAAGAACACTTGGAAGTTCCAGAACAAAACTTAACAGAGATATTAACAAGTGATAAACAAAAAACATCAACTATGAACCAAGTATTTACAGGTAGAAACTTACTTGAAGAAAGAGATGTTGACCCTGATAAAGATGCTTTTGATAATGATTTTATGTATAATTTAGAACACAATCAATATTTTCAAAGAGGTTTTGATGAAGTTCCATCATTACAAATAAGAGAAGATTTTAATAAAGAATTAGAAAAATCACCTTATATGTTGTTTAGAGGTTATAGTGCAAGAACTAATGATGAAGCAAATAGTTTTAGAGAAGATATGGAAACAGGTATATTTTATGTAGATAATAGTGGTGGTGCAGTTCACGGTAGAGGTATGTATTTTGCATTTGCAAAACCTAAACAAAGTGGAGTGCATAGTGGGGAACTTGGGAAAAGATACGCAAATGATATTGCTTTAGAGTATGCAACAAGAAATGGTCATAGACATCAAAGAATAGACATAGCATATGTTAGAAAAGATGCAAAGATAGCAAAAAGTGAAGAAGAAATATATAATGAATATAAAGAACAATATAATAGAAAAGCATCACAAAAGGCAGGTCTTGAAAAACAACACAATGGTTTTGTTGCAATAGATAAAAAGTTTGAAAATTTTAAGAAAAAATTTGATAAAGAATTTAAAGTGTTAGAAGATGAAGATAGTGCTAATGATAAAAAAATAAATGAATTACATAAAAGAATATTGCTAACAGATTTAAGTAAAAAAGAATATAAATCAAACAAAGAAGCACTTGAAAATTTACGAAGCAGACAAGCAGAAATTGTTTTACAAAAGAGAGAAAGACATAATGAATTAGTAAAAATAAGAAGAAAAAGAGATGAAGATAAAAATGTATTTTTATATGAAAACCAAGAACTAAAAAAACTTTATCAAGCAACAGATGAAGTTACAGGAAATATTGATGTGGGTGTAGCAGGTGTTCAACTTGGTTATGATGGTTATGAAGTAGGTAAGTCAAATTATTTTGTTTTACTAAATAGGTCGCAAATTGTTTTATTGGACAATGATGGTGATATAAAAGACCCAATAGTTGAAAAGCTAACATTTGAATAATGAGGAGTTAATATGATAAACAATGTTGATTTAAAATATAAGAAAAAAAAATATATGACTATTACACCTATGATTTTTAAAATGATAGATGATGGTATGAATAAAACTGAAGTAAAAGAATATTTAAAAAAAATTGGCGTTGAACCAAACCTAATAAAAGATGTTGTTGATATTGGTTTTGAAAGAAACAGACAAAGAATAATATAGTTATTAAAACACATTTTACAATGTGATATAATAAAAGTAGTTTACAAGTTCTATAAAAACTTGGAAAAAAAAATAACACTGAAGGAGTGTGTGTGATGGAAAAAGAAACACAAACAGTTGATACATCAGTCAACACAACAGAGCAACCTGTTGAAAAACAAGTGCAAGAAAAAGTGGTAGAGGCAAAACCTGAACCACAACCACAAGAACAAAAAGCAGAAGTTGAGGCTAAAGGAAAAGTGTTTACTCAAGCACAGCTTGATGAGATTGTGATAAATAGACTTGGGAAGGAAAGAGCAAGGTTTTTAAAGAAACTTGGCATTGAAGATGAAAGTAAGCTTGATGACATTGTTAAGAAATCTCAAGAATATGAAACAGTAAGAGGTGAGGTGGAAACACTAAAACTTCAAAAGGCGAAGCAAGAGAAAGTTAATGTTTTAACTAAATCAAATGCAGACCCAGAGTTCACAGACTATCTTATTGAAAAGGTAGAAGTTGCAGAAGGCGAAACTTATGAACAGGCAGTAGAGAAATATCTTGAAGCCCACCCAAAGTTTAAGAATGAGCAATTTACAAGTGTGGACAGCAGTATCAAAATGAGTGGTGGTAGCTACCCAGATTTTACTAAAATGACAACAAAACAATACCTCGCTTGGCGAGAGAAAAATAAATTATAAGGAGATTTAAAAAATGGCTAACACATTTTTAACCCCTCAAATAATTGCACAAGAAGCATTAGCAATTTTGAGAAACCAACTTATCTTTGCAGAATTAGTTCATACTGACTATGCAAATGAGTTTGTTAAAGTAGGGGACACTATTACTGTGCGTAAACCAGCAGAGTTAATTGCAAAAGACTTTGCAGGTTCTATATCAGCACAAGACCTAACTGAACAAGGAGTTACTGTTAAGTTAGACAAATTCAAAGATGTATCTGTAAGTATTACTTCACAACAAGCATCTTTAGAATTAAGAGATTTTGCAAGACAAGTTATTGAACCTGCAATGGTTGCTTTAGCACAACAAATTGATGAGGACCTTGCTAACTTCATTTATGAAAAAGCAAGTGGGTCAGTATTGGCTTCTTCTGCAACACCATCAAATTTAGCAGACATTGCTAATGTTGGTAAAAAATTAGACATAGCAAAAGCACCATTACAAGAAAGACATTTAGTTCTTTCACCAGAACATAAGTATCGTTATGCCTTAACAGAGATTTTAACAAAAGTTAACTTCGCAGGTAGCAACGAAACTTTAAGAGAAGCATTACTTGGTAAAGTATATGGTATGCAAACTTATATGAACCAAAACTTACCAGAAAGCACAAGTTCTGCTGTTGGTTCAGCTAAAGGGTCATTCAGCGTAGCATCTGCTTCAGGTGGTGCAGTTGCATTGAGTGGTTTATCAACTGCTACAGCAACTGTTAAAATCGGTGAAGGTTTTGTTTACGAAGGTATCTTATATAGATTTACTGCAAACGGAACAGGGTCATCAAACGCTATTGCTTCAATAGCAGTAAGCCCAGCTTTCCCAGCAGGAGTATCTGCAACTGAAGTTAGAATGGTTAGACTTTCAAGTTCAGTTGGTTTTCACAAGAACGCATTTGCTTTTGTAATTAGACCACTTGACTTACCAATGGGCGCACCAAGAGCATCTGTTGTTAACGGTGAAGGTTTATCAGTTAGAGTAGTTTATGACTACGACCAATCAAGTAAAACTGATACAATTTCATTTGATGTGTTATATGGTATTGCATCATTAAGACCAGAATTGGCAGTTGCAATTCAAGATAACTACACACCAACACCATAATAATATAATAGGCATATATGGGTGGGTCTTTATGACCCCCCTGTGTCTAAAAAATAAGGAGTATGAAAAATGGCAATAACAATTAGAACAGAACCTATGTATATAACAAAACAAAATTATTTAGATTTTAGTGGCATTGATTTGGCATTAGAATTGCAAGGTGCAAACTATGACAACCCAAGTGATATGGTTGACACATTTATTGTGAGGTTAGAAGAATGGGCTTTGTCATATCTGTTTATGAAGTTTGGAACTTCAACTACTTACCCAACAGATGATGATGATGTTGCTATTTTTGATGCTGATGCCTTTTCATTGGGACTACTACATCAGATTGATTACTTAAGAAGAAATGGTGATTTATCTATACAGGCAGTAAGTCAAGGTAAAGTATTAGCACCAAATGCTTATATGGTTTGGAAGAACGCTGGTATGTGTAATCTTGCACATAAAAGAACAGAGAGGTTAGGGTATTGGGTGTAGACTTTAATCAATCAAGAAACAATAAATTTAATCGTAACAAGTGGTATAGCAGAGAGTATGTAAACAATATGAAGCTACAACAAAATGCAACATCTAATGGTGTCTTTTATAGCACAGATAAAATACCACTACAAAAACAAACTGTAGCAGTAGGTAATATTAAGAAAACTATTTTTACAGTTACGATAGAAACCAATGATACTATAGATGATATGAATGTAGATGACTATGTTTTGTATAGTGGTGAGCTTTGGTTGGTTGATGACATCATAGCTAATGACTATAACACAGCGAAAGAGTTTTCTAAAAGACCAAGTTTTACAACAGAAATAAGGTTAAGAAAATAATGAAGTATAATTTTGATGGTAGTGAAGGTTTTGGTAATGCAGAAGATTTAGCAAGTAGTCAATTTTATTATTTATTGTTTACACAATTTTTATCAAATGCCCCACAACTTTCAGGAAACTTAATTAAAAATATTACACTTGAAGATTATGGTGATTATTTTAAAATCGTAATTTCTGGACCAACAAAACAAGGTTTTGATTATGCACAATATTTAAATCAAAAACAAACACCAACGAGAACCACGAGAAACAAAGGAAGTGTGTGGTATCAATGGGTAGAGAAAACTATCAAAGAAACAGCACAGGCTGTATCAGGGAGTGTGAAGTATGAACTATAAATCTTATTTAGAAGGACTATCATATTTTAGTGGTTATACAGTTACTGATGAATTGAACTATCAATACAATGGTTCTGGAAATGCACTTATAATTAAATATCTAAATGGAACAAATTATAAAGACAGCAAAGTGCAACCGATACAACTTGCAGTTTATACAAACGATTTAGTTGCAACGAAAGCAACACTTGATACATTTACAAAAGAAAAAAATAATGCACCATTTTATGATAGCCAAACACCAACAACATATGTGCAACAGATTTATTCAACGCCTTTATTGCTAACACCTTTTGACCCAACAGGAAATAATTATACACATCAATTTATTATCAATGCAACTTTACTTACATCAGAGAATGTTAACGAAATAAAACAAGTATATATAGATGGTGTAGAGTATGAAACCACACAAAGAACATTAAGCTATGTGGCACAAGTTGATAATCAAAGAAATGCTAATGCTTATCTTAATACATCTAATGTAACTTATGGTAGTTTACAATTTAACTGCCAGATGATATTAAAAAATAATGCTTTAAATAATAAATTAAAATTGATAAGAACAGACAGTTCAGATTTAGATACAACCTTTACTGTTAAATTAGTTTATAGTTCAAACAATGTAGAAGAAACATATACTATGAAATTAAGCAATATGACAATCAATAGTGAGAACCAAAGCCTTCCAATCTTATCATTGTCATTTGTAAAATAGGAGTGTGAGTTATGCCAGATATTGAAGTCATCATACGAAAAGGGACAAGTGCTGATGGTGTATCACAAACAGAAGCATCATCATCAGCAACAGGTGAAGCCCAAGTAAATAAAAAAGAAAAAGGCAAAACAAGTGTGCAACAAGGTGCAATCAATACTGCCCTTTTACAAGTAGGACAACAAATGGTATCACAAGGCATCAATCAATATGCAAACTTAACAGGTGATTATGTTAGTTCAGAAACTTTAAATGCAATTACAAGCATAGGTTCTGATATTGCAACAATCGCAGTTGGTGGTCCTGCAGGTGTAGTTGCAGTAGCTGGTAAATATGCAATTCAATTTGCAACAGCTTTTGCAGAACAATCAAGGAAAATACAAGAACACAACTTTACAAAAGAAAGATTGGGTCGTATATCAACAGGGGGAAGTAGATACTAATGCCAACAATTAACTCTGTAGTATTAAAAAGAACAGGCTTTAGTGATTTAACTTTACCATTTAAGTATGGTATCACAGTTAAAGAAGTTTTAAATCAAGACTTGGACACAGGTTCTTTAGTCATAGTTAAAACAAATGAGTTAGATATAGAACCTTTTGATATTATAAAAATAACATATCAAACAATAAAAACATTATATTTTTATGTTGGAACAATACAATCAAAAATAATTAAATTTGGAACAACAAAACAATATCAATATGATATAGGACTTGTATCTATGACCACAGAACTTCAAAGAATAGTATTGCCAAGTAGAAGCATCACACAAAGTTTAGATGGAAATAATGATTACACCATAAAAGAAATTATGGAGAACTACTTGGAAATGTATGCACCACAATTTACATTGACAACTTCATTGATACAAAAATTAGGAACTACAAAAGCACCAGAACAACAATGGAATAGACCCACTTTATTTGAAGTATTTAACGATTTATTAAAGCCTCTTGGTAGTGTAGTCAGAGTATTATATTTAAGCACAAATGCAAAGGTAATTGACTTTCTTGATTTAGATGAAGAAGGTAGTGCAATAGATGAAACAAAAATTCAAAATTTAGAAATTAGACAAGACCTTACAGAGTATGCAAGTGAAATAGAAATAGATGCACAAAATGTATATAACAAAAATGCTATTACACATACACCAGAAAGATATGTAGCAAAGACAATAGACCAAGCATTAGTTACTGACTTAAATCAACAAATTGTTTTGAACAAACCTATCTTTGATGTTGAAAAAGTTACTTGCACTTTTGTTTACCCAGACACAAATGCTGGTGGTATTTTAAAAAAATTTACAGTTGATATAACACATAGAGTTGTAAATAAAAAAGTATGGGACACTTTAACACCAAGTAATCTTTCAGGTTATGTAACAGACACATCAACAGTAAAATATCAAAGAAACTATGTGTATTTTGAAGAAGGTAAAAATGTTATTGAATTAGGCTTTAAAGAAGATGATTGGTTGGGTTGGATAACCGTTGATAATAGAGCTATACAAAATGTTATATATCATAGTTTAACAGATGCAGGTCAGACAACAATTAGAAATATGTTAGGAACAGGACAATTCAATGGTGGGTTATATGAAAAAGCAGTCTTTAATGTGGAATATTTAACCACAGACAACATTTTATTTAGAGTTAAGAAAGATACACCAACCAGAAATAAAAGTGTCTTAATTAGTTCACAAGAAAGTTCAATTATAGATAGCGAAAATTTTGGAAAACAACAACAAGAGTTTGTTAATAGAATTGGTAATAGAGAAATGACAATTACAGGTAGGTATGATAATTATGATGACATACCAGACCTTAAAGATTACATAGATGATTTTGTTTTAGTAGAAAGAGAAATACAGATACACGAAAGCCACTACAATTTCAAAGGAACAATGAGTGAGTTTTATAGTAAAGACAATATGTTTGCAGGTATCAATAGTGAAAGAAAATATTTTTCTGTTGCAACACCAGAAGAAGCATTTATATCAAATCATTTAACACAAGTTGATTTAACTATAAGTAATAATGATGAAGCACACACAGGTTGGGAAAACGAAATAGAAAAATATGTGGTTGAAAACTTTGGTAAAAAAGATAAATATATTCAAGGTGCATTAGTTCTTACAGATGAAACACAAACACAAACACCATCAGGACAAGAAAAGAATGAATTGCTTTTAGAAGTTACACCACACGCTATAGGTAAATCAATTATTCTTACAATGCAAATGGGTGATAACTTTAATAGTCATTTTGCTTTACAAAATGTGAGTGGTAGTAGGTTGTCAAAATATATACCTTATGTAGATGACAATGGTAGATTTGAAGAAATAAAAATACAATTATATAGATGGGACAATGCTTATGCACATAGAGGTTTTGTTTTTAAACCTTATCAAATAAACCCAAATAACTTTACTTCAGGTGCAAGTTTTACAAATCAAAATTTATTTAATCACGCTTCTGAAGATAGTGCAAGATTGCCAGAGATACAATATGAAAGTGATTATACTGATGTTGATAGTAACAATAACCCAACTATATTTACATATGATGTAATAAATAATTATGCGAGAGTATTTACAACAGGAACTTCAAGCAATTTTTATGTAAAGAGATACAAAGATAATAGAGAAATTACACACGAAACAATACAATTTAATTTTAGAACAAGTGTAAGTGGTAATGGTAGCACACAACAAATTTTTATTACAAATGAGTTTGCCAAATATACACCATTCATTTTTAATGGCACAACAGACTATGATTTTAGAATTGCTTATTCAACTACATTAAAGTATAATAGAGATAGTAAAACTTACAAAGGAACATTGATGACAAATACTATAGCAGAAATATCAGTAAGTGGGAATGAATTGAGTATTATAGATAAATCACCAAGCACTACTTGGTCAACAGTTAAAAATGGTATAGCAAGTTATGCAATATGTGATGCAAGTGGAAATATACTTATAGCAGTAAATAAAAGTGGGACATATGAGCCACTATATATTAACAGGTAAGGGGGTGAATAAATGGCTAATATAAATTTTGAATATGACAACGAAGATTTAACATTAGAAACCATAGCAGACAATGGCAATGCTTTAAATCAAGGACAGACAGACAGCATAGAGTTTAGATTATATTTCTTTAATTATTCAACAGATGGAAATGGTAACATAGTTAAGACAGATGCTTTAACAAATGACAATATGATTGCTGAAACCTGTTTGTTAAATATAGAAAGACCAGATGGTTCTTCTTCAAACAACATAGCAACATCACCTGTGTTTGATGCCACACCAAAGTATTTTAAATTTGTTATAAGTGATTGGGTTACAGCACAATCTGGAACAATACAAGTTACTTCTAAAAGATACAACCCTGTTACAGATGTTACAAGAACTTTTGGAACAGCAAACTTAAATGTAAATGCAAGTTCATCACAAAGCACAGACACTATAGAAGATACACAATATCAAGCACTTGTAAGTTATTTAGCAACTCAAGGAAGTGGCAGACAACAGGTGAGAGCAAGTGGAACAATAGATGCTTTGGACTTGGTTATGTTTGTTGGAACTGTTGGCGCAAGTGGTAAATTGTTAGTTGCAAAAGCAAGTCAAACAGGCACACCAAATATTAAAGACAGCCCAGAATATAAATTTGGAATTGCTTTGACAAGTGCTACAAACAATCAAGACTTCTATGTGCAAACTGTAGGTCTTATAGATAATGTAGATACAAGTGGGTTTATAGAAGGAAGTATATTAGTTCCAAGTGCTACAGTCGCTGGTGGACTAATAGAAGCAACAGATGCTAATGCACCAGAAGCCCCACTTAATAGAACACCGATTTGTGCAGTAATTTATTCACATCAAAATCAAGGCATCTTATATGTAAGACCAACGATTTTTCCAAAGATGAGCCAAGTCAAAGATGTGTATATAGACAACAGCCAACTAACACAAGGACAAGGTTTAATTTGGAACAATACAAATAGTAGGTTTGAAGCAGGTTTTAGTGGTGGTGTTTTCTATGATGACAACTTACCAGCCGAAGCAGATAGATTTCAAAACTTAACATATTTTGATGAAGATTAGGGGGTAAAAAAATATGACAAAAGCAGAGTTAGAAAAATTAGTTGCCAAACAAGAAAGGCAATTAGAAGAATATAAACAGCGTATGATAATAGCAGAAGATAATGCAGAGGTTCATAAAAAAGCAAGTTATGAACAAGCAAAAAAAGATAGAGAAAGGCAAAAAGAATTTGAAGTCAGTAAAATGCAATATGAAAAATTATCAACATCTTACAATAATTTAGCCAAAATATTTGATGAGTATATGTCAATAGGTAAAAACACTCTATCACAATTACAAGGTTTAACAAAAGCAAGTGTGATGCTTGAAAAACATATCACACAAAAAATAAAAAATTTCAATGAAGGAGTTGAAGAAAAATGATTATAAAAAAATGGAACACAGCAAATGGGGGTTCTTGGCAAGAGCAATACCCAAAAACATTGGAAACAATGATTTATGATAGTAATAATACATCAACAAGTTTATTTCTAAATGGTAAATTAAAACAAGCATATTTGCCAGATGTAGTTTTTGGTGGTATGACTGTAGTAGGAACGATTGCAGTAATAGGCTCACCAAGTTCACCTGTGGCTTTACATAATCTTATAAATGGTAGTTTATCAGGTTATGGTATATCAACATTAGATGCTTTTACAGGAAGAAATTATGATAATAATGATTATGATGATGATGGTGCAAGATACATTGGACACTATTGGATTGTTTCAACATCAGGAATATCACTATATGATAATAGCACAACAGATGAAATGGTTTGGAGTGTAGCATTTGATGATGGGGTTTCACCTGTTACTTCAGGTAACTATCAAAACTATTTAGCATTAGAAGCTGGTGATTGGGTAGTTATTACAGGTTGGGACAATACAAACAAAAGATGGAAGGTAAGTGTAGTTAATAATACTTATGGTAATGCAACGACTTCAAGTAAAGGTGTTGTTGAATTAGCAACAGCTACAGAAGTAGGTGATGGAACATCAACAACTTTAGTAGCAAGTGTGAAAGATATTAAAGATACATATTCTTTACTAACTCACACACACGACGATACAGTTATTGATATGAGCCAAGCATATAGCAACATTGGTTCAGTAAGCACAGACCATTTAGACGATGTATTGACAGACATAGATGGTATATTAGGAACTAACACATCTAACATATCAACTAATGCAACTAACATCTCAACCAACACATCTAACATATCAACCAACACATCTAACATTTCAACTAATACATCTAACATATCAACTAACACAAGTAACATATCAACTAATGCTTCAGACATAACAACTTTGGAAGGAAGAAAAGAAGTGTTTGTTCAAACATCAGCAAACACACCAACAGCAAATCAAGCAAATGATTTATGGTTTGTAATATAACAAGGAGTGTGATGCTATATGGCAGACACAACAATAAAAAAATATAATAGCACAAATCAACAATGGGAAGATGTAAACCCACAAACAACCCACACACAAATTGTAGCAAGTGGAACTCCAAATGCAACCAATTATTTAGCAGGTAATGGAACTTGGAAAGCACCCCTTTATTATGTTGAAGGTAACACAACAGGAACTGCTGGAACTTGGACAGGAACGATAAGTAATTTAAGTGCATATTATGATGGTCTAACCATACGATATAAACAAGGTATTGCTGGTGCAACAAATGTTTATTTAAATATAAACAATATAGGCAATGCTCAAGTATATAGATATGGTGGTGCAAGACTTACTACACATTGGCCTGTTGGAACAATCGCAACACTAACTTATAACTCAAGTGATAACAGATGGTATGCAACACCAGATTATAATTCAACAGATGACTATCGTATGAGATGGCAAGGTGATGTAGAAGTTGGAACTTTAATGCACGGTTATCAAATAATTATGGAAGGTGCAGATAGAAAATTTCACCCTGTAACAGAGGGTGGCTCAACAGCAAACACAAACACCGTATCAACTGTAGACTTTCTTGTAGGTGGGACAATACTTTATCATTACTCTAGTAACAATCAAGATGTAGGTAGCACAGGCATTGGTTATGAAGTTTATGAGAGTGGACAATTTTCTTCAATGGAATATTTCAACAACAGAGATAGTGGTTGGGCTACAACAAGATACCCATTCTATTTTAAAGGAACAATAAACTCAAGTGGACATTTTAATTTAGATAATACATCTTATACAAGTTGGCTAACACAAACACTTCCAACAAGTGATGATGGCTTTGTGTATATACAAATTGGTTATATGGCTGATGATTATGATGATTTTAGATTAGCAAGTGAACACCCAATATATATTTATAAAGATGGTGCATTAAGATTATACCCATATTTTTCAGAGTTTAATGGTGGAACAGTTACAAGCAATGTAACTATATCAAACTCATCACCACGATTGATTTTAACAGACACTAATAATGATAGTGATTTTCATATACAAAATCATAATGGAGTTTTCACAGTAGGTGATACAACAAATCAAGAAGATAGATTTGAAATAGATAGCAGTGGTAATGTAGATATATTATCAGGTGATTTAACTGTATTGGGTTCAGGTGGAACAATAGGAAGCACAGGTCAAATAACCGATGCTTTCTTAAAGGTAGGAACAGGACTTGGAATTGACCCAAACCAAATTTTCTTTACATCAACAGCTTACATCAATTCAGCTTCAACTTTGTCTTTAGGTGGTGGTGGTAATGGAACAAATGCAGATTTATATATTACTGCAGACCATAAAATAGGTCTTGGCACGACAACTCCAGCAGAGAAGTTAGATGTTTCTGGAAGCATACAAGCAAATAGTAATTTTAAGTTTAAAGGTAGTGGTGGTTATTACTTATACAATAGTTCTATGGGCTTTAGAGGGGCTTTTATGGATGATGGTGGCCAAACAAAAATATTTGCTGATGGTAATGGTTCAACACCTGTTATTACTTTAGATAGTAATAACGCAACTTTTGCTAATGATGTAACCGTTCAAGGTGATTTAACTGTTAGTGGAGAAACTACTACGATGAATACAACGGTTAGCACAACTGACCAATGGACAGTAACCAATGCAGGAACAGATATTGCAACCATTATAAATCAAACAGGTTCAGCAGATATTTTAGATGTAAGAGATGATGGAACTTCTGTGTTTAAAGTTAAAGATGGTGGTGGTGTGGAAATGACAAACCACTTAAAACTTGCTGGTAATTCTTCTATTGCTATTGGTTCTAATAATTCAAATAGTCAAGTATCAGGTTCACCAGAAGCACAACTTGTTCTTGATGGCTTACATAATAACAGTTATAACCTTTCTACAAAACTTCTAATAAGAGGTTACGATAATGACACAGCAAGAACTATTATTAAAGCACAAGATGAAAATGGTTTAGTAGATTGGACTATGACTTCAGGTGTTAATACTCCACTAATGCACTTTAGAGGTAGTTTAGGTATTGGTAGAACTGCTGATACTGCATATAAACTTGATGTTAATGGTGATGTAAGAATTACAGGTGATATAAAACTTGCAGGCGACCCAACAACAACCAATCAAGGTTTAATGATTGACTTTACAGGGTTTGATAAAGAAGGAACAACAGACTTTAGTGATAGAGCATACATTGAACACACAACAAACTTTGGTGGACACTCTGGTTCTGTATTAAAAATTAGTTCAAGAAATGATAGTAGTGATGGTATTGCTTTTGATACACACGCAAGTTCACAACTAAAACATAATGGTAATACAATATGGACTGCTGGAAATGATGGTAGTGGTAGTGGACTTGATGCAGACACAGTAGATGGAAAACACGCTTATCAATCTCAAATTAAAGATACAAGAAATGATGGTGATGTTACTCCAAACGATTTTGCAGATAAAACAGCTTCATTTTCTTTTACAGATGACATAGCAAATTCACCTAACACTTGGGACAGCGTTCTTACAATGAAAGGCTGGACAGATAATTATAGAGCGTGGCAATTATTTTCAAGTTCAACAAGTGCTGATACAAATGAAAATTTATATTTTAGAAGTGGTATAGGCACAAGTTGGGGAAGTGTTAAAAGAATATTAACAACAGCAGACGAAGGAAGTGGAAACGGTATTGATGCAGACACAGTAGATGGAAAACATATATGGAGTGGCAATGTTTGGAACAGAATACCTTTCGTATTTTCAGACGGAGTAATGGAAGTTGGTAGATATATAGACTTTCACAATACTTCTGGCGACACTTCAGATTTTGCAGTTAGATTAGACACTAATGGAACAAGTGGTTTAAGAATAAACGGAAGTAATATATTAACAACAGCTTCAACAATAGATGCAGATACATTAGATAATTTAGATAGCACGCAATTTTTAAGAAGTGATATAGCAGATACTATGACAGGTAATTTATCTATCGAAAATGCAGGACCACAACTAACACTTAAAGATACAACAGATAGCGACGATATCAATTTAAGTTTTACAAATAGTTCAAATAGTCAAGTAGCAAACATTTCAACAGCAGGAAATAGACTTAACATTAACACAACATTTTCAAATGGTTTAAGTATTGATGCTGACAAAGTCGGTATTGGAACGACAAGTCCCTCAACAAAAATGCACATTGTAGAAAGTGGCACAACAACAGCTTTAACCGTTCAAAATGCAAGTTCTAATGGCACAGTAGTAAAATTAACTTCAACAGGAGATAACAGAAGCCTATATTTACAAACAGACCATATTTATAGTAACGGTGCATTGTATATTGGTGATGGCAGTTACAATACAATCGTAAGAGGAAATGAACTTTTAGTAGAAACAAATGTAAGAACTCAAGGACATTTATATTTAAATTATGATAACACAGCTACAGATAGTTATGTGTATTTTGGTGATAGTGCAAGTGATACAGCACACTATTTAAGATTAAGTCATAGTGGACAACGCTTCCAAATGTCAAATACTTTAGATGTTTCAGGTGCAATTACATCAGCTTCAAACTTATATCTAAACTATGACAACTCACCAACAGGAACAGACGCTTATATTTATTTTGGTGATGACACAGCTGATAGCACACATTGGTTGAGATTTGATAATTCAGCACAACAATTTGGTATATCAAATAGATTAGTAGGAACAGCAGGTAGATTAGGTGCAATAGAATATAATGGTAGTGATGTAGATAAAGTAAACTTTGCTTTAAATACAACAACACAAACACTAACCATCACAACAAGTTAGAGGTGAGTAATGGCAACAATCAATATTGAAACCCTACAAACAATCAATAAAGATGTATCTGGCTATTGGCAATCACGCACTTGCCCAGCAACTTCATTTTCATATGATGGTGTGATAACAGCAGGTGAACCTTGTAGCATAGCATCAGGTGGTATTTACAATGATGACAACAATAATTGCTTTGAGTGTGTAGGCTATTCAAGAACAGAAGTAAGAACATTAGTTCAAGGCACAACAACAGTTTATGTTAAATGTTATGTAACCTTTGATGAACAAGGTGGAACAACCGTAGGAAATAGATATGTGTATTTTGGAAATGGCTCTGGTTCAAATGGTGATAGAACATATGGACAATATGCTTCCCTACCGACACCTACACGAAGTGGTTATACATTTGATGGTTG